GATGTGTTTATGGCTCGTACTGATTCACCCACTAAGGAGTAACCAGCATGACCTTATTTGAAGTAATTCGAGATATCATCAATCCTGCAGCACTGCTGCTACCAGCATCCATGGACTCGTCTCGGGCGCGAGTTATGCTGATAGCAATCGCTCTGCAGGAATCCCGATTCACGCACCGGCTGCAGATCATGGGACCAGCCCGCGGGTTCTGGCAGTTTGAGAGGGCAGGTGGAACGCTTGGAGTGTTGCAGCACGCAGCATCAAAACCTTATGCACTCGAGACTTGTGATACTCTGAACTGCGCTCCAAACTCGCGAGCCGTGTATATGCAAATCGCTACTGATGATTTGCTAGCGTGCTGCTTTGCTCGCCTACTGCTGTACACAGACCCGCGCCCCCTGCCGCAGATCGGCGATATCGAGGGATCCTGGCAGTATTACCTTAACAACTGGCGTCCAGGGAAGCCGCATCGGCGCACCTGGAACGAGCTATACGACGAAGCTACTATGTTTGTAGCTGTTTCGGAGATGTGACATTCCTTACTTGTAGTTTTCTAGCCTTCATGAGATACTACAAACATTAGATATTCCGTTTAGGAGAAAGCTCATGGCTATTCAAGAGAAAACTATGCAAGGCGGTGGACTGCCTGAAATTCTAATGCAATTGCTTGGCAGTAAAAGCAGTACCAAGCAGTCTACCAAGGCTAATACTGGGCCGTTGCAGCAGGTATTTAATCAAGCGTCGCAGCCTATGGATCAAGGGCTGTATGATAACCTGATTGCTAGCATCATGCAATCAGGGGCGGCGCAAGTACCGACACTGACAGCTGCCTTAGCTAATGCTACTGGCGGCCGCTCTAGTGGTAATAGTGCACTAGCACTCGCATTGCAAGAGCAGATGCTCCGAAGCTCCAAGGACTCTGCCACTGCAATCCTGTCGCAAAAGAATGCACAGCAGCAGGTTGCAGGAAATGCAGCAGCTGGGATTGCACAGGCTACCAAGAGCAGCACTACTACGGAAAAAGCCGGCACTGGTGGGAATCCCTTGGCCCTGGCACTTGGCGGATTTCTTCTGAATCAAGCTGACAAGCGTGGCTGGATGGACAAACTTGGTGGTATGTTTGGCGGGACTGCTGCGTCTCCCACTGCCATGGCTAGCAATTTCCCAGTGTCTGCTCCTTCATTCGGCACAGCAGACTCTTTGCAGGGTACTCCGCAGTTTTCTCCTAACATGCTGACTAGCGTCCCTGGCAGCGACTTTGGATTGGCTGGAGAGTTTACAGCGCCCACTAGCGGCGGGATTGACTTTAGTAACTTTGGCGGCGGGGGAGATCCTGGGTTCAGCGACCTTCTCAGTGGGTTTGATTTTGGCGGTGCCAGCGATGCTTTCGGCTCATTCAATCTGCCAGACTTTGGTGGCGCCTTAACAGGTGGAGTTGGAAGCTTCGGCGATATCTCGATGCTTGATGAAAACCTTTTTAACTTCATCCCTTCGTTTGCAGATGGTGGTGTAGTGCGGAATCGTGCTAACATGGGACCTGCTCAGCGGCGCCAAGGTCAAGCAGCTATCAATGAGGTAGTCACTCCGACGCTTGGATCTTCTGCTAGTACGGGCCTAGGCAGCAACACGCTTATGGAAATGATTACTCGTATGAATGGTGCGGCTCAGGCAAACCCTGCAAAACAGGGGGCTCCTATGGAAGCTACTAGTGGCATTGGGGATACTACTCCAGGACGCACGACTGCTGGCGGTGAGCTTAACCGCCTGTCTGGAAATCCTTTAGGGCAGAAAGTAGGTACCGCATTTGCCAGTGCTATTATTGGTATGATGGCCCCACAAATAGCTTACGGGGTCACAGGATCAATACCTGCAGCACAGCTTGCTAATCCTCTCGGGCGCGCAGCAGGACTTCCAATAGGTAGCCAGCTTGGTGCATTAATAGCAATGGCTAGAGCTGCTATGGCTGAGCACGACGCGACTACAGCAATCGAGTCTGCAGAAGATCCGCTTGGTGCTTTCCTTGCAGGACTTGCAGGTACTGGTGCTCTTGTTGGCGATACCAGCGGCCTTAGCAGCGACAACCGTGCAGCAGGTGCAAATGCTCTTAGCAGTGTCACTGGGATGGATGAGATCAGTGCCTTGCTGGCGACTAGTAGCGGCTTCGGAACTATGGATCCAGGTCAGGGTGGCGGAAGCATCGGAGGCTTTGGCGATCGTGGCCCTGGAGGATCTTCTGGAGAAGCAGGAGCAGTTGCTGGTGGAGCAACTCCTGCAGGGCCTGGAGACTTTGCAGATGGTGGTATGATTACAGGTCCAGGTACTGGCACCAGTGACAGCATCCTTGCCAAGAATAAAACTCCCGGTGGAAAGCCGATCAAAGTTTCCAACGGAGAAAGGATCATACCAGCGGACACAGCGCTCCGCTACAAAGATCTGTTCGATCACTTGGTTGCAATGAGTCACACTCCTGTAAAACGGTAGTAGCATGAAGTTCAGTCCTGATGAGGTCTTTGCCGAGATTGAGCGTCAAGCTCCTACTTTTGGCATTGATCCTAAAATAGCTAAAGCATTCCTACTGGCAGAGAACACTGCTGACGGAGTGCTTAAGTCGGGGTCTGAACTTCGTGGTGATAGAGTATCAAAAGCCAAAGCTCGTGGCTTATTCCAGACTCTGCCTTCTACTGAAGAAGCACTGAAGCGTCAAGGTTTTCTACCTTCAGGCTGGCAGTTTAATTCTGGAGACATGCTAGGTCAAGTTACTGCTGGCCTTGCAGCGATGAAAGAAATGAGAAGTCGTCAGAGTGATCCAGATGATGTACTGGAGCTTGGCGCTATGTATAACGGAGGCACTGCTCCTTGGAGAGCCTACCGTGAAGGGAATCTTGCCGGTATCCCTAGAGATACTCAGGGGTACTTTAAGAAGTTACAGACAGCATTAGGATTGGAGCAAAAACCTATGGGCGCACAAGCAATCGAGAAGGCAGCAGCAGCCGGTGTAGCTAGCAACCCCGTTAGCACCAGTGCTAGCACTTCTCGGACTACCTCCACACGCAGTAGCCTCTTTGACCCTACTGCGTTTGCGGCTGCTATGAATTCTACGATGGAACTCATTCGGAGTGGTGGCAGCATTGACACTGCTATGGAGGAACTGGGGCGAGCAGCAGCTAGTCGCAAGGAGGCTGAGGCTGCACAGCAGGCAGCCATCGGACAATATTCTATTGATGCTGGTGCAGCCGTAGTAGCAAAGACAGCGATTGATGCTACTAATGCAGCTCAGCGGCGCGACACTCTGCGAATAGCGAATCTTGATCCAGCTGAGATCAACAACAGGTTCAATCAAACTAGCGAGCTAATCAATCGGCTTGACCCTTTCCGCGAACAGCTTGGTACTGAGATTGACCGCCGCCAAAGCATCGGCTTCTTTGATAATCCGCTTGAGTTCTTAGTTAACTCAGTGCGCTTGCCTGGCATGATTGGTGAATACAACACAGTTGTAAGAAAGCAAAACCGTGCTGCAGAGTCTCTTAAAGAGCTTCAAGGTCTTGCAGGAACTCAACAGGCTCTTACCGCTTCTATTGATGCTGATGTTATTACTGCGGCGGGACGCTTTGCTGCAGCAACAGAAGCAAGCAAAGCCCAGGAAGTCCTGGCACGAGCGCAAGCTGAGGCTGCTGGTGCTGTTGGTCGTGACGCTGCTAATGCTGCTGCCTTGGCAGGCCAACGGGCTACAGCTGCACTGTCTCTTGCTCAGCTGACTAAGCAGATTCGGATGGACAATGAAGGCATGAGTGAACGCGACGCTGCCAGGCAAGCAGAGAAAGTGCAAGTCGATAAAATCAATGAGTACATGAAACTCATTGGCTCTGAGACGCAGTATACTCCTGAGCAATTCAAGATCATTGGATCTGAGCAGCGCACTCGTTTGATTAATGCTGCAGGCACTGGCGTCATTGCTAAGACGTTCTCTGAAGCTGCAGCTAACATCGATCAGATGGGAAATCACAATACGATCGCAGCAACTGGGGATGCCGCTGCGATGAATTGGTTCCGAGCAACTATTAATGAGGCTCAGAAGACAACAGCAGAAGATACAGCCACGGCTGTTGCTCAATCCCGGATAACAGGAAAGCCTGTAAAGACTGAAGAAATCCGGCAAGGAAATCTTGACCGACTGCAAGAAGTCTACCAAGCGCAAACTACTAACATGCGGACGGCGTCTGAGAACAATCCTATCAAGCTTGCGTATCCAGCAATTGCTAAGATGGAGCAGTTCAATGGAAATCCTATTGCTGAGTTTATCAAGCAATACGGCCCACTGGCTAAGGATCCACTGTATCAGAAGATTGATGAGAAGGTCATCCTTGATCGTATCACTGTGGGGATTGAGCAAGGGAAATACACCAGTGGCCAAGCCGCCCAGTTCATTGGTGACTTCTATCGGAAGGCTGTTGACATTCAAGCGCAGCGCACCAAATATGCGCTCTTTGGACTTGACAAGCCTATTAATGGCTACACAGTGGCTATTCCTGAATCTGGATTCTTTACCCTAAAACGTAACAGTCAAAACGCGGGAGTAATCAACATGGCAGATCAAGCACAAGTTGAATTATATCTCATTCGTAATACCGCCGCTCGTGTCCGTGCTACCGATGCTGGTCCCAAGAACCTAATGGGTTCTGGTGTTGGAGGATTCCGATAATGGGACTCTTTTCTGACTCTCTAGTCTACGCAGCAGACTCTGCAGCAGTTCAAGCTGGTGATCTGTCATTTGGGCAGAAGGCTGGAGCCAGTCTCAGCGGGGCTGTAATCTCTGGGCTTGGTAGCATTTATAATACTGGAGCTGCTGCGGCTAATGCACTTGGTGCTAACGTAGAAGAGCTCAGTACGTATAATACGCTGCAGCGTTTGGATGACGATTGGGCGACGTATTATAAAGCAAATGCTACTGCCATTGATGTTGGTGGATTTATAGCTACGTCTCTTATTCCTGGGATGGCCGCGGTCAAGGGACTTAATGCTGTTCGGGCCGGCGAAGCTACTGGTGCTTTTGGGCGAGCATTAAATTTTACTCGCACGCGGCAGGCAGCTTCGCTAGAGCGAGGACTTGCAGAGCTAGCAGTTGAAGGCGGCTCCGTGTTTACCCGGATCAACAAGAACAAGATGGCTACGCTTGGTTGGGGGTTTGCAGACCAGACGCTGCAAGCTGCTTTCTTTGAACTTGGCGTAGCTGTTACTATGAAGCAGTCTCCACTGCTTGCAGATGATAGCTGGTGGGACATTGGTAAATTCATGGCTACAGGCGCTGCTCTTGGCGGTGCCATCGGCGGTGGACTCACAGCTCTTGGAATCAACAAGGCGTTTAAGGTAGCTGTCAAAGAAGTCAGCCGCCGCAGTAATGACTACACGGCGCTTAGCGGTCTTGGTAAGCTCGGGCTGGATACTGGCGACGAGGCCATTGGAATTCTTGATTCTATCCTGCGGCTTCCGACTGAGGTGCTTGAGCGCGACAAGTTCCTGGAACTGACATTTCCTCTTGGCTCTGGCCCTGTCACGCGCAGAGTAGATTTGACAACCGTTCTTACTAACGTCACAAGGAGCAGCACCAAGCGAGCAATGGAAGAGTTTGAAATCAAACTGCGGGAAGTAGTCGGCGGCAATAAAGCTGGTGTTGGTGGCGTAGAACCTGAAACTGCACAAGCATTCTCTCAGTACGTTCTTGGGCGATACGTAAAACTGAAACAAGCTAATGCATCACCGTCAGCCATTCGTGAAGATATGGGGGATGTTCTTTATAATCTCCGCAACGTCAAAGCTGTGACTGATGAACCCTTCTATGATGCATCCGACTTGTTCTATTTCAGGAAATCACTGACCCCTGAAGAAGTTGCCAAAGTAACCAGCATTGAAGACTTGCGAGATTTGCAAGTTAGGAACACCCCGTTCGGTAAAGCTGAGCAGGCGTATAATAAACCCTACATCTTTACCGGCACTAAAGAACAATTCAAGGCAGAGAGATTAGCAATTATTGGAGGTAAGGGTGATGATGCGTTTCCTACTCTTGAAGCTGCTTGGAAAGCTGGTTTTAATATTGCTAAGACTCCAGATGGCGCTCTTAGAATTAACCAAAAGTCCCCACTCTGGAAGCAGGTACAAGATCCAGTCTTTGACGCCCGGCGATATCTTAATACTCGCACAGGTGCAATCAGTGAGGATGCTGTGCTGACCGCTGCTGACAGAATGCCTGGCGGCAAGGCACTCAAGGTAGATCCGGGCGGTGTCACTCTGGATATGCCGGAGGGCCTCAAGCGCGTAAAAATGAGCGAAGGCTACAAAGCTGGAGAGTCTATCGCATACGCCACTGCTAGGCATGCGTGGGCCTCAAAACTCAGTGATGACCAGCTGCCTGCAATCATTGATGCAGCTGATATCTCCCTGCTTCAGCGGCTAACTCTGCTGCCACCAGGTGCTAAAGATGCATTGCAGATTCGCCTGCTTGATGGCACTCTTGTCTCAGGAGAAGATGCTACTCGTGTATTGCTGAATAGCAAAGTTGATGGCTTGAAACTAGAATTCTCCACTGGGCCTTCTGGCAGCAAAGACATTAGAGAACTGGCTTATCGCTACGCAGTCTCTGAGTCTTGGCTGGAAGCTCTTATTGCTAAAGAGTTTGGGGCAAGTGTGAGAAGCTTAGACGAGCTATCCAAGGGGATGAATCGTAATCTTGAGGACTTCTTGTTACGAGAGAATCTCTTGGCAACGTATGCCAAGCCTACGCAATTCCAATACATGGATGATGCGTTTGCTAAACTCCCTGCAAAGCAGAAGGTGAAAGAGATAGTAGAACTAGCTGGCCGCCATGGTGGACAATTTGTCACTGGCGAACTAGCTTACGCCTACCGCGTGCAGGCTGCTGTTAGAGCTAATCAGAATGCATCAGCTAGTGTGCTAGGTGCTGAGAAGCATGCCAGGCTAATCAAGCTGAATCAAGATGCCGCAGGACTTGCAGATTCTCTTGGATCTGGAGCTAGCTTCCTGGGATCAAGCAACGCTAGCTACGGTGACACCCTGCGGCTTGCTTCACAGGATACGGGCAAGCATGTCCACCAGTGGATTCAGGACTCTAGTAATGATATCACTAGCGCATTCGCTTCTATTGGCGCCAAGCTTCTCAGTAATCCCCGGGCGGGAGCTGAGGTAGGAATAGTGACTGCGGTACTACGGAACAGCCCTGAGAAGTTTGTGCGTATGCCAAGCCTCTTAAACGATTCTAACACTCTTATCATTCGCGAGCTTGATGAGTTTATAGGTGATCCTATCAAGTTTGCTACTAAGGAAGCAGAGTTTCTAGCAGCTGGTCGTAGGACTCGCATTGATGTGAAATATCAAGACGCCATGGATTGGCTGGTAATGCATCAGAAACTGACAAGTGAGCGCACGCAGAAGCAAAGCGTACTTGCGTCGGCGCGAGGACTCGTCAGTAACAAAGACTCTGCTGTATTTTACGCACCGCCAGTAGATACTAATTACTTCCAGCACTTTGCGTTTGTGCGCCCAGTGGAAGGCCGCGCATTCAGCACTAGCGAAGTGTCTATGATCTTTGGCCGCGATGCTGCAGAATTGCAAAAGCGGATTGCTCTTGTTGACCAGCAAAAGTTTGACGTCATTACTAAAGACGCAGGCGAAAGATACAAGAAGGCCAAGGGTGACTACGACTTTGACCAGACAATCAACGAACGTAATATTGATTCCTCGTTGCAGCGGACTGGTGCCTTGGCCAACTTCTTCCCAGAGACTAGGACGCAGAACATCATTGAAGACTATCTCCGCTGGCACCAGAATCAAGGGAGTCGGCTCATACGGAACGCGGTTGAGAGTAACTACTCACAGCAGGTAGAAGAACTGCGGGCGCTAGGGAAAAGCTACTCCGAAGATGCGACTTCAAAGTTCTCAGGAACTCTACGCGCTGCTAAGTCTGAGATCACTAATCCCTACGAGGATTATATCAAGACCATGCTGGATGTTTCCAAGCGTAGCGAGTATAGCTTTTTCCACCAGGCCAATGAATTTGTAGATGCTCTCGGGACTAGAGCTTACAGGGTGCTAGCTGATATTACTGGCAAAGCTCAGAAGGGTTTGCTGCCATACACTGAAGCTAATGCTATCATGCAGAGGCATGGCATTGGTGGCATGTACTCTGGCGGTTTAGATTATTTCACCAGTAACGTACCTAGGGATCGCAGCCTGGTCAAGGAGTTTGTAGCTAAAGCAAACACACTGCTTGCAAACCTAGTGCTGCGTTTCGACTTTGCTCAGTCTATCATGAACGTAGTCTCTACGCCATTGCTGCTCAGCACTGAGCTTGCGAGTATTAGAAGTCTGGCGGCCAAAGATCCTACAAACATCGGGGCGTTGGCAGAGTTAACTCGCGTAGCAGTTCCAGGTATGCCGGGCCAAAGCATCCCCAGTACTATGAAGTTGTTGCATCGCGCAATAGCAAATTTCCACGGCCCTGAGAAAACTGCGCTGGTAAAGCGATACTCAGACAATGGTGACATCAAAGATACTCTGGCTCTTTACCACTCTGCTATCAGTGACCTCGGCGTTAGTCCTAACTTCAAGGTGTTCTCTGATGGAGTCACTGCGGCTGCTGACAAGGTAGCGACACTGACAGGAAATAACTGGGCAGAAGAATTTACTCGGTTCGTATCTGCTGACGTGATGCGACAACTGACAGAGCCTCTTGTCAAAAGTGGTAGGCTTTCTCTGCAAGAATCTAATGCATATATCAGCACTTTTGTAAACCGCGTGCAAGGAAATTACATTTCCAGCCAGCGGCCCGTAGTCTTTCAAGGAGTACTCGGTGGAGCCATTGGTTTGTTTCAGACTTATTCCTTTAACTTGCTCCAACAGCTCTTGCGGCATGTCGAAAACAAAGATGCCAGAGCAGTTGCAACGATGTTCGGAATGCAATCGGGATTGTTTGGTCTTAACGGAACCCCACTATTTGACGCAATCAATACTCATGTCATCGGTACAGCGGCAGTTAACCAAGGACACTACGACGCCTACTCAATTGCGCCTGGACTTCTAGGAAAAGAAGTAGGAGACTGGCTGATGTATGGCACAGTTTCTGCTATGCCTGGCTTCGGAGATAAGTGGCCAGCACTGTATTCTCGTGGTGATATCAACCCACGGCACATGACAATCCTGCCGCTGACCCCTACCGCAGTTCCTGCGATTGATGCTAGTATCCGTGTTGTAAGCAACATCATGGACATTGGTAAGAAGCTAGTAGGCGGTGCAGATATCAGTGAAACTCTGCTGCAAGGGCTGGAGCATAATGGTATAAACCGCCCGCTTGCAGGACTCGCGCAGGTGGTCGGGCGCCAAAGCACCACTAGCAAGGGGGCCTTGATATCAGCTTCTAGTGATATGGAACTCATTGGTACTGCGTCTCGCATCCTAGGTGCTAAGCCTATGGATGAAGCTATCGCACTTAATAATATGTACCGGCTGAAAGCATACCAAGCGTCTGATCGTGATCGCATGACTGCGCTAGGTGAAGTGGTGAAAACTAAACTCACTAAAGGCGGCACTCCTACTGAGGAGGAAATGCTAGAGTTCATGGGAAATTATGCCAAGATTGGTGGACGTGTTGAGAATTTTAATGCCACGCTGCAAAGCTGGATGAAGGATTCTAACATTTCTACTGTTGAAAAAATGCGAGCATCCTTTAGGACTACTACGGGCCAGCGCTTAAATGAAATCATGGGCGGTGTCGGACTTCCTGGATATACACCGGAACCTGCCAGTGGTATAGTGACAGAGTAGAAATCCAGCCTATTCCAGATTAACAGTTTTAGGAGCTAACAGTTATGACTAATCGTACCGCGTATCGTAACCAGGGTGGAATGCCAACTTGGCAACAGATTAATGATCCTGGGAAAGCGGATGAGAATTTTTTGCGTTTGGTAAACGGCGTAGTGGTGGATGGGGCTGGGGATTTAATTACCACCTACGCATCCGGCAAGCTGTCTAAACTGGCAGGCAACCGCAACGAACCGCTCGACATAACTTATGCGAACGGGCGCGTGCAATACGTAGCAAATGCGCAGCCGCCGTGGATGTATCTCACCTCGAATGGCCCTGTAAATTTCATGCTGCAAACCGCTATTCGTGGAAGTGGCTTTGGGGTCGGTGGTGAGATCCATTGCATTAGCACTTTCGACAAGAAGTTTTACAAATACACCGCAGGCGCATGGACTGGCCCCCTATCCGCTGCTATTGACGCATCTGGCGGGCTTTTCACGCTGATGTATATGGATTCGCGGGGCAACTTGTTTGCAAGCTGGAGCGGATCGTCGAGTAAAGCGCTCTACCGATCTGCTGACGGCGGCGCCACGTGGACGACGGTGCTTGGCGCAGCCGATCTGCCGGATACTGATGACCACATCGGGTCGATGGCGGAATCTGACAACGGCTATTTGTTTGCCACAGGCTACAACTCGGTAGCTGCTGCGCCCACAGCAGTCAATAAAATCTGGCGCAGCATTGATGGAGGGGCTACCTGGGTCAACATCACCCCGAATCTTGCCTTCCAGTACCAGCGACACACGCACTCCGTAACTTGGGACATTTATCGCAAATGCCTCTGGCTCGGGGGAGGAGATAGCTCAGGGCAGTTCATTCAAGTTTCTAGCGACTATGGCAATACGTGGGCATCGTGGACCGCCAGTTTTCAATGCACGGCCATTGTTGCTGACGCTGATTACGTCTACTACTGTAGCGATCTTGCTGGCGATCATGGACTTTACCGGGCGCGTGGTGCTACTGTTGCGCAGGTGCTGGCGACAACCCCCCGCCGCGTGGCCAAGATCACCGACATTGCAGGCACTGACGGCACAGAGTTTGCCTGGTGGGGAGATACTAACGCGCAAGGGCAGGTTTACTTTCCGTACAGCAAGGGGGCTAAAGCTGCGGTGCTAGCTTCCTCTGATCAAGGCTTGTCGTGGACGGATGTGCTGGACACGCAAGTTTCGGGAACGCTGAATTTTGGGCCTGAGTTTGTACGTGTCAGTAAATACAAGAGCGGTTGGGATGGTTTCAACATCAGTGCAAGCACCACAGTGCGGTACTCTATCCGGTGGCGCGTCTATCCTTCGGCCATGGAGTGGCTTGTGAATAACGTGAATGGTGATGACGATTTCGGAGACGGCATCAGTACTGCGACAAAGACAGTGCCGGAGTTTGGTGTCAAACCTAATGCAGTCGTCAAGTTGTCTAGCAACTACTCTGCAAATGCCAGTCTAGGATGAAAGGGCTTGCTGCTCGACACCAATGGCTACTCGCTCGGAACTGCCGTTTCTGGAGCGGTTGCAGTCAATGAGACGTTCGAGGGCACATCGTCTCTTACAGTCACTGCAGCAGCTAGCGGAACGGTCGATCAGGTATCAACGACAAATCCGTTTGCAGGAACCCGCTGCGCTCGTTGTATCACTGCAGCGTCCGCTGGTAGCACGGCGCTCGTCGTCAAGGCGACGATCATACCCGGCGTCAGTGGTGACACCGTATGGGGTCGAGGCGACTTCCATCTTGCGACGGCCACGATCACAGCATCGACCATTATTCTGCAAATGCAGGCTGGCGTAAGCGTCATCATTGACACGACGGCGGGAGGTGGGGGATTGTGCGTGCAGACCAACGCTGACAGCAAGATCTTCCGGCAGGTGCTGGATGACTATGTTGCATTCCCGCAGGCGCAATACGTCAACGTCAAGTTGGCTGTGTACCTGCATGCAACAAAGGGAGAAATACGCCTGTGGCAGAACGGGATACTGGTTCTTTTTGTGAAGGGTGTAAATACGATTGGCACCTTCGTCGGCACTGTACGCATGGGCGTTACATCAGCGCAAATCCTAACGATGGACGTTGATAACGTCAAAGCGTCACTCAACGTCGATCCTGATCTTCCGCTGGCGTACATGCTAAACGGTGCCGGGCAGCTTTTGCTGCGTGAGCTTGAGCGCAGCGAGTATTAATTCCCATCCCCTGCCGGTACACTAGCAACTCTTAGCTAAGACCACAAATAGAAAAGCCCTCGATGTGAGGGCTTTTTTACGTCTGGAGATTTAGTAGCGCTTGTTATTCTGTATCTATGTGCTTCGCTTTAAACGCTGCAATAGTGTCGCCGATCTTATCATTCCTGCTAATCGCCTGAGCATCAGAGTACTCGAAATCCTTGTAGCGTTTAGCCAGCTTGGCCATGTTAGCATCAAGAATCTGCTGGCGATCAAGCTTCAGCGCCTGCCGCAAGCCTTCAAGATAATACTCCAAGTCTCCAAGCTCCTCAATAACATTATCCATATTCAGCTCTTTGCCGTAGATTGCATTCTTCTTGATTGCATCAAGCAACTCGCCAGCCTCACCACTGATTCCAATCACCATGTGAATGAGATCTACTTTGATATCACTGAGATCAAGATTGATTACGTGAGGATCTTTCTTAGTCTTTCTCACCATTTCGCTATGAGTAATCCTGGCAGGTTTGGGCAGTGCGGGCGTGGTCTGGGTATTTGCTGCAAATCCAAGAGCTTCCCGCATGTATGTTTCGCGAGCGATCATCTCAGCAGTTTCCGCGCTTGTCAATCCTGCTGCAAGTTCAATACCTTCTCGGATCTCTGTTTTAATCCTGTTGAGCGCAGCAAGCTCCGCATCAACAGCAGTCCAAGGCTCTGACCCCGCTCGCGTCAGTTTATTCTTATCTTGTGTCCCTGCTTGTGCGTGATAGTCTTGCATGATTTTTCCATTGGTAATCCAGTCTGCGAATGCTTTGATTTCTGGCGGCGCATCAGGCCACAGATTGGCGCCACGTTGAATCAACTCCTTGAATGCGGGTACATCAGGCTGGTCGATAAGCCAGACACTCGCGCTATCTAAGCGACGTATGCTAATTGTGATAGTTGTCATCTCATTTCTTCCAGTAATTTGAAATCAACAAACAGCGCTTGCCTATTCATCGGGCGTTGCAGTGGCAGAAATCCTGTAACTCCCTTCTTAGAATCTGGTGGCTGTATTTTACCAGATTGCATAAGTCCCTGTAGGATATCTGTTAGGGCGTCTCTCTTGTCAAGATCGCGAGACACTACCTTCCAGAGATCCTCAAACGTCAGTGCTTTCTTAGCTTCATACAATGCTGTCATCACAGCTTGTGTAGCCTCACTATTCTTGCTCTTACCAAACTCGCCCAAGGCTTTGCTCATACCAGCCTCTGCATGTGTGAGCAGTGTGTTTGCCATCAGCACATCTTGCATGTCTATGTTGGTGCTGCATCTCATGGCAGTGACAATAAGCAGTAGCTTCATCAGGTGTGAGAATCTCCTAGTAGAGTAATATTTGAACCTGAAATCTTCTAGCTCCTGCCACGAAGAATAGATCATAACTAGCGCATCTTTGGCGGCCTTAGTTATTGTTGCTTCCCCGCGGACCTCAGCTTTAATCCTTCCAAGTAACTCGCAGATTCCTTCAGCAAGCTCTGCTGGTGGTTTTGGAGGGAACGCAATTTTTCTGCCACTAGGCTCTCCATGAATGAGAAGCAGGCGTGACATGAACCCTTGTCCAATGGATTGAGCAGGAAATGCTTCCTGCAATCCAGTATGGGTATTGCCCCCGAGGAGGGAGATAGTAGGCTGATAGATGGATACGCTCTTAGAATTCTTGAGCCGGTACTTATAACTTGCAGACTCATCATCCCAATCCCAGAGGCTACCGAGGAGTGAGAGAAAATCAAGATTTCCGCTACCGGTGAACTCATTAAATTCATCAGCGACAATAAAGACTTCTCTAGGGTGTCCGTCACCGCTAGTCGCGTTGTCGGTAATCTCAAGATTTCTAAGGACATCTTCAGATGTAATACTTTCAGACTTAGGAGATCTTCCTCCCGTTCGCCCATTGCTTCTATTTGCATAACTATCTCCTGAGTTGAATTCATTCTCTGGCAAACCTTCTAGGTCTAGAAGGAACTTTTCTTTCGTCGTCTTTTCCGCACTAAAGAAATCATAGCCACTAACTGCTAACAGTTTCCTGCTCAGCTTAATGGCGCTGGATTTTCTGGTACCTGGGTTTCCTATAAGCATGACATAGCTGTTAGGAAAGATTCTAGTGGTGCCGTGAGGAAACCAAAACTGCCGGCCAAGCATGGCGCCAATGCAGCCTAGCAAGCTCCAGCGATGATAGGTTTTCGGGGCCTCCGTGTCTTTGGTGTATTGGAAATACATCGCAAAGAGATCTCCTGGCGGCGGCGTCGCTGCACGTAGCAATGGAACTACACTCATTTGAGTTCGCTCCAGCGAGTCTTTCCAGCACTGATGTCGCTAGGGATAAACATATTTCTCGTGACTCCATCGGCGCCCTTGACTGCAACAGTTGTGTTCATTATCCCTGCTATTATCTCCGGTATATCAGATCGTATTTCTTTATACTGAAAGAGGATAGAGTCGTGAATCTGCGCTTTAATTCTAACCACACCTCGGAGGGCGCACTCGATAAGTCTCCCATCTTTATAGTAACTATTATATACGGAAGCTCTCCAGACATTGTAAAACTCTTCATTGATAATATCAACGGAAAGATTCTGCGGAGGATGCGCGACTGCGGCATTGAGAAGCGGCTTGTTACTTCTGCTTGGCTTGCCAAAGAAAATCCTAGTCCAGCCTCGCGGAGAAACAATGCGGCCTGTAGTGTTAACCTCTTTAATAATATGGTCATACCAAAGTCCTTTAACTCGGGGGTAGGTTTTCTCGTAAACATCTAGCATGTATCGGCACACTTGCTTGAGAGAGTACAATGCTGGCAATTTAAGAATGAGCTTAGCATGAGCGACTTTGGCCGGACCCATAGTTGCAAGCATCACGTTTTCACCCATGTTATAGTTTGCTCCGTGGTTGACACGCTTTGCTAAGTCCCGCAGATCTTTGTCTAACTGCTTGTGCAGGACTTCGTCATAGATTTTCTCGTAGGGTACGCCAAAGAAACTGGCAGCATTCCAGGAGTGGTAATCATGCGGCCCTTCAACAAGATCTATTAGGGCAGTCTCTCCAGCAAGATACGCAACACACCTTGCCTCTGACTGAGCCTTATCAATCTCTGCAAGTAGCCAGCCTGGATCAGACATGACGCACTGTTTAACAGCGTCGCCCCTGGGCACAACTTGGATCGGAAATCCACACCAGTAGTTGGAAGCTCCGCTAGCAAGCCTGCCAGTATCTGTACCTGCGGGGTTAAGTTTGTAATGGAGTCTCCCATTCCAGAACTTCTCCGCAACAAAATACGTTGACAGCAGCTTCTTCTCTTTCTTAATCTCTACAAGCTCTGTGAGAATTCTGTTATTCAAGGGATGACTGGCTTGAGCTTTAAGCATGTTGGCAGCATCAGTGCTTTCAAGATTCTTAAGCCCAAGGACAGTGAAAAGATTCATCACCTGCTTTGGTGAATTCAAATTGAAAGCAGGAGCTGCGATCATCTTAACAAACTCACGCTCACGGGAGTCTGCATCAATACGCTTTTTCTCAGCAACAATCTTAGCTCGCTCGCTATCCCACTTGAGGCCCTCTACTTCGCAGTGAAGGCTAGGGAATACTAATGGAAACTCTTTCAGGTAATTCTTAATAGCGTATGGTTCGCAAAGCTCTAGCAGCGCGAGATATGCATTAAGAGTAGCCCAACAATCACGAGCATTGTAGCGGTAGTAATCGCTAAGATCACCAGACTTGCCATCATCCTTCCAATAGCGTACTTTTCTGATTGCATATGCAGTAATGAAATCGAGTCGTTTAGGGTACTCCGACCACATGCTATGGAATAAATGCTGGGTATCATGGAGCCAATTATAGATAGGGCAACACCAGCGCATAAAATAGAGACTATCATATAAACCATTTTGCATCACCTTAGGTTGTGGGAGATTGTTAAAACGCTGGACCCACGCGTGGAAGAACATGTCTGTGAATGGAATTACCAGGCACTCTGTAGTATGCGTCTTAGGAAAGTACGCGCAATAGCCTACGCAGTTGATCCTACGATCTGGATCGTCTATCAGTGTCTCAATGTCTACGCTGATAAGAATGCTGTCTTGGCGCCAGACTTCGAAGATAGCATCGAGGTTGGCGGGAGTAGCAAGAGTCCAAGTGAACTTGGTTTGCGGAAAGAAGCTGTCAGGCTTGGTTAGCTTACTGATGAACCGCTTTGCAGCTGGCGTAGCATGCGGCTGCGTTATCAGATTGGCTAGAGGATTGATGAAAACTACTGGGATCTTGGCGCCCGGAGTCTCTATCAGTGAGCCTTGGTAATCATCTAGCGTGATGCCGCGCCTGTTGTTCGGCGGTGTGAAATCTGCTTGAGCAAACAACAGTTTCTTTAAGAATTCTGCATCCGTACAAACAATGCCAGCAATGCCGCCAGTGCTTTTAGCAACAGTAGATTCTAAATCTGTGATGGTGAGCGGTGTACGCAGCAGTGATTTCCATGCTACGTTATCGCCTGCTGTGAGGCCCGCTAGTTTATGCTGGTAACTTCCGTCATCTGGAGTACCAAGGTGAAGAAGTGTTTTCATGGGGGCCAGTAGTTAAAACTATTTGGAGGATGCTGTTGGTTTCCTAACGGCCACTTGTTGCTTTATTCGCAAAGCTCATTGGACTAGCTAGTACTTTGAACAGCATCCACCAAATAGAATTGGGGAGAAGGTGAGCAGTTTGAAGTCATGCTCAGGACTGAAGCTAGTAGCAGTGCTGGCGTCACTTCGCCGAGCTTTTAAGGACTGTGCCAACTGCTACCAACCTAATCAAGCCACCGTGATATTCACTACGTTACCGTAGATCTTATCTGGATCTTCCTTGTCCTTGCGAGTCTTGACAAGACCAGAAATCTGCACACGCTTGACGTGATCCCGCACCAGTTCCCCGATGTTGGTGCATTCAAAGTGCTCGGAGAACGGCTTCAGGAACTTCTTCAAGTTACCAACGCCGAACTGGTTGTCCAAGAAGAACGCAGTGCTGAACTTGGTTCCAGGAAGCACTTCAACGCTTGCAGGATCTGCCAGTTCCACTGTTTCGATCACAGTGAATGAAGCTTCCACTGCTTGCTTGTTGACGATCTCCTTCACGTCAGTCGTGACTTCCAAGACGTAGCTGCCAGCAGGCGGCACTTCAAAGGAAGGCAAGTCTGCCAGTTGGTCAATGTCCATGCTAAACAGCGTATTGACATCAATTGCTTTATTATCAGCCATATTATCCTCGTATATATGAGAAGTTTAAGAACAGTTCAATTGCGACCGCATTGCGGCTATCAGGGCAACGCCCTAGAATCAATGATAGCGCCAGCCAGTTCTGGTTTCAGCTGGCGCTCATCTTGCAGAATAGAGTAGCAGCCAGCATAGCCTGCTACATCGAGAATAGAATCCTTGTGGTCAGGACTCTTGGAAAGCCTTGCCATCTTCACAGCAATCATGCAGAGTGCTACCAGCTCCGGTGTGATCCTCGCAGTCGGAGCAAGCTGCGGCGCCAAGATACCTTGCCACAGCATTGCAATCTGGGAAAAGTTCTGCAGCTTATCGCCGTAGTCTTGCTGGCGATCTCCTGTGATCGTAGCCTGCGCTCGCAGAAGCATGGATTCTCTCATTTGAATAACTCCAGTAGTGATGGCGTCTCCGCCGTTTCAAGAACCTTGCCAGCCCTTGAGCCAAGAACAATGCTGTTGCTGTAGGTAGTGCTACTAGCTGCCTTGTGCTTCTTATTGACGAGTTCGCAATAAACTACGTCGTCAAAATACTTTGCAAATGTCTTGGAGAATTGCGAGGTACCGCCAATTGGTACTATCTTCTTCTTGCCATCCTCCATTTCAACCAGCTGCTCGTGGCTAATAACTACTACGTTGAAGGGAGCCTGCTGGAGAATCGAAAAGATCCTATCAAGGACACGACCCTGCTTGGCATAGTCATCCCAGTCTGGCTTCTTATCGTAATTATCTTTGAGGATAATGTCCCGCTGGATGTAGTTCATAATAGACATGGCCAACTGTGAGGCGCTGTCTATTACCATAACATCCTGGTTGGTGAATTCTCCTACGTTGATAGGCGAGCTAGCAGTAGGATCTGCTTTGCACTTCACGCAATTCACAGTGCCATGGGCATGGCAGATTTGGTGAGTGCCGCCCTTGATGACACGCAGTAACGTGTCAACAGCAACTGGAAACGTCTGCGTATCTGGGATGTGGAAGTAATTAATATTGTCCAACCACTCCTTCTTAACCCTGGGAGAATTGAATAGCGTCTTGATGCCATCCTCAAGATCAAACCAGTGGAGCTTGTAGCTCTGCGACAGCTGACCTACCAGATCAGTCTTGCCTGTCTTGGGACCACCATAAACTAGGATCTTCCTAGAGAGTGATGGCTTGTAGTCTGAGAGTTTCATGGCTTGCCCCTAGATGAATGTATAAATTTTTGCGACAGAATAAACAGTATACACGAAGCTATTCCTTTGTCAACCCCGAATTTCGTTTATTGTTAGGGAGTTTATGACTTCTCCCGCTGGGCTGCTACCAATTCGGCCAGCGTAAACGTGTAGTCTACTATCGGAAAATCTGCCAGTGTTTGCAGCTTTGGCGGCACGACTCCTGGAAACAGGGAGGAGTTGCGCATCTGGCAAGTGCCATACCATTCGCACTTACGGCCCCACTTGTTAACGCAAGAGTCTCCGCGCTTAGGATAAAACTCCAATTCTTCATACTTTGCAAGTACTGAATGTGTAATCAGTAGATCCTGCAACCACTCCGCCCGCTGTGCGCGGTTCTTGGGGAATGGCATCAATGTGAACTCACGAGTCTTACTGGAGTAGACAATGTAGAAGACTTCGTAGTCACTACCTGGTAGTCCGAGTTCTTTAGAGATAGCATCCACAACAACACTATAGCCAAGAGCCTGATACGAATTAGCATAAGCCGCCTCATCAACAGTTTCTAACCCAGTAGTCTTACCCTCCCACACTGCCAGCCTCTTGCTCTCTTTGTGCTGCAAGATTGTATCAATGTGGCCCACATGGAAGTACCCGTTAGCAGTGTCTACTGCAAAAGATAGCTCAACAGCAGGCTTGCCGTTCGGTAGAGTCAGCACTTCCCACTCGCTGAGATGCTGCTGGTAGAACCAAGCAAACTTCTCGACAGCGAGTAACGCCCAGTGGATACTCTTACCTGCGGGCTTACCACTCTTGTCAGTTTTCTCTTGGTCGTAGGGTGCTCTCCATGCTGTGAACGCAGCAAACTGCGCAGCAACTAAGCTACCTGTTGCTGCGTAAGTTTGAATGCCTGCGCCAACTGCGTGGCCATAAGCAAAATCGTAATTGACTACGACTGTTGAAGGCCCCGGTAGATCTACATCCTTGGCGCCCGAAGAAGCTCTAAGCATGCCCAGTTCGTAACGCCTTGGACACTCATGCAGCCCTTGCAGCTTAGAGTTGCTAGTCACGTTTCCATGAGCTACAATTTTCCTGTAGGCTTTATCGGAGGTATTCCCAGAGATGCTTGTAGCCGTGCCAATCGCGTTAGCTGTGGGACTGGCGCTGAAGAAATCTGCTGTGCCAGTGTCGGCCCCAGAAAAGATTTCATCAAGTCGATTGAAGATTGCAGTTCTTGCTGCGTCACTAGTGTTGGAGGTAGCCATGATGAGTGTACTAGCTCAAGTGTTGCACGGTAGATCTGGAAATATTCCTTCGGTCTACTCCATCGCTTGCAGGAGTCACAGCTGTAAGTAAGCCCACCAGTTGTAGCTGGAGATTTGCAATAGAAGCAAAGATTTCCGCAAGCCTCGCCGTAAGTTCTATCCCAGAACTCGTGGGGGAACTGACCAACAGGTCGTAAGAGATTCCAGCACACTTCAAGTGCAGGACATTGGTTGTATCCAGTAACTCCTTCAAGTCTGAAATCCCACGGGAACTGCAAACTTCTTGCACGTACTGCGTGGGCGTAACTTGTGGCCATCGGTATCCTCGCTCAGTTGGCTGGTATTTTACTGGGGTCTCAGTGACTGGCGTAGGGTCTTGTATGCTTAGTTTTTGTGCGCTCATTGTTCCACCTGTATTTGTATTTGTCATTTTAATTCTCCCACTGTTGCATTCTCTATCAAGGCGTCTAAGAAGTTTGCACCGCCCAGACGTATAAATGTAGCGTGTTGCTCAGGTGTAAATCTAGCACAGGTTTGCACACGCTTAGCAGCGCCAGCAGGTCTAGGCATCTTTGCTAGCTTGTCTATCTCTTTACGGAGCCACTCAGATCCGCCTAAGTCTTTCAACTTATCCCGGTTAGCTGGCCTAATAGTCAGCGTAACTCGGTACACTGGATAGCTCGGATAATTTAATCGTGGCATCATAAGTCTCCCATGTTGAGGCCAGTAGACTTCTTGCTTGCAGAAGCCTTACCAGCTTTGCCTGTCATAGAGCCGACAAGCACGGTGTTAGTGATAAGCTGCTGCGCTTCCATGAGCTTGGAGATTTGCTCCACACTAAGCAAATGCACTAGCTCTTCGTGCGAGATCAGCAGCTTGTGCATCTCTCCTACGTGGCTCTTCATTGCAGGGTCTTGCGTAAGCAGTGCAGTCTCAAGAAGGTGCAGGCGCTGGAGGATCGCATCCATCTGCGGACTTTGGATAGTGTCAGTAGTCATGGCTTGTTATACCCCTGGTTGCCCAGTAAGCCTCCGCTGTAACCGGATGCCTATGAGTTTAGCCTGATACGGACTGACTGCAACCACTGGCATCCAAGCATCCAAGTCAGGCGTAGTAGATGCCTGAACCTCAGTAGCATTTACTACGTACACATCCCACGGCTGAATGAGAATGTAATGTGTCACTCGCGGTGGCAGCTTGCTGCGACTACGCTTCGCTGGCTTAGCTGCCTCGCCTGCCATCTCATTGGCAAGCTGTTCTGATAGACTGGTCATAATAGTCTCCACAAAAAGAGTCACCGGAACTGCCGGCTCAGTGTAACGGCCCGAGGCCACGCTTCTTCCTAAGCAGATCAAGATAGATCTGGCAGATTTCATCTACTTTGCCGCTGTCAAATTGCACTCGCACTTCCAAGCCTGCGTTCATAATAGCAGCAAAGTCCTCAGGCTTGTGCGCCATAGCCCAGCCTGCTAGCGGCCACAGCTCAGGCCACTGTTCGTAGAGTTCTCGCCGCAAAGCATTATAGCTTTCTGGAAACATCATAATCTTCTGATCGAAGTTTTTACTTTTCGAATCAGTAATATCATGCTGCACAGCGTCTGAAGCTACTGGAGTTACAATCATCTGCTTAATAGCAGCGACTTCGGCGCCGGACTGGTCTAGCAGTCGCGTAGCTTGCTTGTCCAGATTAGGTGCCAGGTGATGCACTTGCGGTGGTTTCTTGTTGTCAGTAGGCTTAGTCATGTCGTCCCTCTTGCAGCGTCGATAGCTGCGTCAAGTGTCTCCTGCGCCTGCTCCTTGCTGTTGATCCCGATGTACGGCACCAAAAACATTTCAACCAGTATGTGCGTTGGATTGAAGTCGCGCAGATAGATGTAACGCTCCGCATTAGCCCGCAGTGATGCTACCTCAGCGTCGTTAGTATTATCAGTAGGCTTAGTCATAACCTGTTCCTTGCCGTGTTTGTGGGAAGCAAGTTGTACAGCAGGCCAGACAACAATCCCAGTGTAACGCTCCGGGTCTTTAGTATTATCAGACATGGTCTTTTCCTTAGTGGCCGCTGCTCTGTATCGAACGCAGTTTACGAGCAATCAATACCGAAGCCGCAGCTTCAGAGATCTCTCGTTTAATCATGAGCGCTCCTGCCGGGCCAAGTTTCTCCAGCTGGGCTACTAACCCCTTAGAAGTTTCAGCTTCGTTTTCCAGCCAGGTAGCAAACTTGTCTCGCTCTGCCTGAGTAAGCAATAAATTCATAACCTTGTTCCATCCCATGAAAGTTTAAAAAATACTATCACGTACCCATTAGGATAACATGGTAGCTCCCGGATTTCTAGCTTGCCTGCAAAGCGCATCCCTAGTTTCTTCCTTGCAGCAGTCTCTATGCTCTTCTCTTTGAGCACTGCTTGGCGCAGAGTCTTGCTAGCAGTGCCATGGATTTTCACCTGCACTTCTTCCCCGACTGGTGCAGTTTTAATTGCATTCCAGATCGGCTGGTATTGTCTAGGCTTGATTGGCATTGGCATCAGAGACTCCGTCATCTACAATAATAGTGTACTCTACATCTACCCGCTTTCTCGGGCGCAAGAACATCTTAGCAGTCGCAGGTTCTACCCACTCACAGGAGACTACAAGATCCTCCATTGAATCATCAAAGAATCCTAATGCTATCATTTGCTGCTTGTAATCTTTGAACTTCCGTAACAAGGAAACTCTCAAAGACTCTGATTGTTTACGGGACATTACAAGAGCAATCTTGCGCTCGGTCAAGAGAATATCAAAGATATGTTCGAGCTTCATACTAAAAGAAAAACCGCTGGCCATTGCTGACGAGCGGTTTATTCTTAGATTGGAGACAGGCTGACACTAGTCACTTGGCTCGGGGCGCTCTGCCATTTCCAGTGCTGCCAGCCGTACTGGCTCGGAGCAGTTGATTCTACCCGTAACTTGAATTGCCCACCTAAGATACTCGGGGTCACACTCAAGAATCTGAACAGGAGTCTTGGCCCTGTATTTACCAAACCCTATGGGAGTGTTATTCCCTTCTTCAGGCGAAACTGCAAACAGGGAGTCACGCGGCTCTGGTTTAGCAAATGACAGGTCAGTGCTGCGCTTGTCAGGATCACTGTCAAAGTCCCAGGAACTAAGATGACCCTTGTTCACACTGTTCTCCTAGTTTGCCGCAGTTCCAGCTGCCTAGCAGCAATCGCATTTGCAGTGCTGACCTTCTTATTGGTGCTCCTGAATTCGCTTGGCGCCGCGCTTGCGCGAATCACACCCTGCTTAAGAAGGACTTCACGCACCATGTTCTGCTCTCTCTTGGATTTTGCCACAGTAAGATTCTCCTAGTGTTAATGGTTGTATGCAGGTGAGAGGGTAGTCAGTCTGGCCAGAGTCTAATCCCATCTTCGCGACTACTCGCTATTGCTATGCTGTGAAATAATGGCTGCCTCTCATAAAAGGAAAAACCCGGAGCCAATTTCTTAGCTTCCGGGTTTCTCACAAGGCTAGCAGTTACACGGGGTATCGAGTCACTAGCCTACTGGCGAACACATCACCAGAATCCTACAGATTACAGATTATCCATCGTAATCTTTTCTTCCGACTTGAGCAACTTCTCCAGACGGTTCTGGTAGTATTCCAACACTTCCATGTGCTCCTCGACTGTCTCCTCGCCAACAGTAGACACATACACTGCCAGTGCATTCAAGAACATTTCCAGGATCTCCTTCTGCGATTTCTGCTTCTTGAAGCTAGCAGTAAAGCAGGCAATGTGATTCTCGATATTCTTCTTGGGTTTGGACAATGCTTCTGGCATGACCTGCAAGTAAGAGTCCAAGAAAGCCTTGGTATCCTCGTCGCTCGGCACCGTGCTGGCACGTTCGCCTTTGGGCATGTTGGCAATAGCAGACCAGGACAGCTTGTCGTAGTCCAAGCTAGCAGCAGTCACAACTGCATCAATGCTCTTCTCGCGGAAGTCATTGATCTGGCCACGAGCGATACGATAGACCTGATCTTGCAACGTGGAAAACAGCAGTTCCAGTTCCTTGCCGTAACGCTTGGTATCATTCAAGTACGACTGCAAAGTACCGATGCTTGGAATCGGAAGATCAATCTCGACAGAGGGATGCTTCTTGCCAGTACCGATCTCGTTACCCTCAGCATCGCGGAGTTTTTCCGTCTTGAAGTGGAACTTGTTCTTGACCATACTCACGCCAGCAGTAGTGGTCATTGGGGTCTCAACTGGTGCCTCGTCAGCATCCACAGGCAGGAAATTTTCGTTCATCACATTCTCCAGTAATACAGCTGTTGCTGCGGGTTAGTAACTCAGCCAGTGCGTTAAATTCCGCAATGGAAATACAGTATAGCATGGCACTAGCTGGCTGTCAAGAGGGTTTTTGCTTTGATGCTTAGAGTGTCTGTCGGTTAAACATCTCCTTGTTCATTAGTGCCAGGGTTCTATCAGACTTGATAGCTAGCACAGCTGGTATTAGCTTGTTTTCCCATGGATTATTCCCATACCACAGCTTAAGAACTACATGCTGCATACAAGTTACCTTGTTAATACGGAAGCTAATGCCAACATGCTTGGCTAACATTAGAAACAGCATCGGGAAGTCCGATTCTACTAGCGCAGTCCGCGGCCAAAGTGCCAACACCTTAGGTAGCTGATCTCCTGAGATAACATAGACCGGGCTGATAGTGTAATATGGGGAATTCAACAGATCAGCAGGTAGGAAGAAACTGTTAGCAAGCATAGCATTTGCTAACTCTGCCATAGTGTCTACAGGCTCTGGTGTCAGGTTGATACTGGTTGCATCAAATACATCAAGAATGCTCTTGACTGTTTCTGTCTTGGCGCGCCATTTGTAGCTAGGTTCGTTTGAAAGTATAGTCATGATAGTTCCTTAGTCTTCGGTTTCGCCAGTGATAGGCGTGTCACCAGTTGATAGATCAAACAATGCAGGAGTGTCAGAATCTTCCCGCCCCAAAATATCTTCAAAGTCTGGTACTTCGTGAACAGTTCTAACAGTTACTTCACTTTGCTCTGCTAGCACATCGCGACGATGCTTGCCAGTATCAGTATGTGCTAGTTTCCACTTGCTGTGCGCCACAATCCACTTGACTCTGTTGCTGTAATCTGCCAGCACTGGCTCGTCTGCACTGATACTACCATCTGCTACGCCAGCTGCAATCGAGTCTGGTATCAGAATCTCAAAGGTACGGAATTTGACCTCTAGCAGCTTACGCTTCTGACCAAGCCGCTCCAAGAAAGCATGAGATACTGCTGATCCTAGTTCTACCTCATAGAGAATGATAGACTCAAACAGGTCGATATCTGCTAGTGTGAACTCACTGATTTCTGATTCAGTCTCTGCATCAAACAAGTCCCACATCCAGGAGTCTGTATCCTTAGCGTACTTTTGCGGGATATTCGCCAAGAACCAACGCCACAGCAGTTTTTTGCTACGTGGAGCTTTCCCTGCTAAGTCATCACGCAAAACCTTCAGTGCTGCTTCCGCTGCTTCTAGCTTCTCCCGCTCTACTGCTTCCCTGACATGGGTTTCATATTCTTTCTTGACCAGCCAGCAATCCTGCAAGTATCCTGCTAGTGTGATACCTTTGTTGAATTCACTGATTCGGAGTGCTGGAAACTTGAACCGCTTAGATTCTAGATAGTTTTTCCAGTAGGACAATTGCAGTATTGACTGCCAGCCGTAGAGAACCTCACTCATGGTAGGCATCCAAACAGTGGTCTGGTCTACATCCCCAAGCTCATGAAGCATTGCAAGAGTAGCTACCCGCAACAGTGTTTCCTGCTTATGTGTCAGCTTGGAATCTGCTGCCTGATCTGGTGTGAAGTTACAGACATGGTGCCACAGCGATTTGCTGAAATTAAGCAAGGCTGTTGGTGGCAGTGAGAACAACGGATGCAACGCTTGGGTCTCTTTCCACTGACTAAGGTAGGGTATATGGCCCGCCACCTTGACAACAGTTATAGATCCTATTACTAAGCCTGTTCGGTTACAAATGATAGGATGATTTTGTCTTGACACCCAATCATTGATTTCAGGTATTTGTAGATTCAGATTAGATAGGGTCATAGTTGCTCCTAGAGTTAATCGGTTAACCGTATCGGTTCAATTGCAGAAAATGATACAACCTTCAGCTGTGCTGAGCAGGATGATTCCTACGAATATGACAGCACAAACGGCCGTAACAACGATGTCAATCAGGTTGTTTCTACGCCTGACCTGTTCGTAGTTAGTAGTTGCGTTGCCAAAACTAGCAAGCTCATTCTTGTCCTGCGTTGCTGCTAGTTCTTCTTCTAGTACGCGATAGCAGCGTGGGCAGTAGTTGACGCAGTAAATGTGTACTAGCGTGGGGCTAAGACTTCCACAACCATCACAGATTCTAGAATCCCGAGGGTCTACAGGCTTTGTTGGAATCATGATTCTTCCTCTATCAGGTTTTGCCGCTTCTCAGCAGCTTCTTGGTCAAACTTGGCTTTAAGACTTACTAGTTTCTCCTCCAGTGTATCTCCTTTGAGTCTAGGACTCTTTGCTGCTTTCGTTAGTGTCCCTGCTTTCATACCACGGTCAGGCTCGCAGATTATGTACAGTTCCTTAGCTGCACGAGTGATTCCAGTGTAGACTAGTTCGCGCGAACACATCTGATGCAAGGAAGAATGCAGTATTAAGAATACTCTCCTCCACTCGCTGCCTTGGCTCTTATGAACAGTGCAAGCATACCCGAACAGTGTCTCGTTAACTTCTCCTGCGGATTCTAAGGTGTAATCCTCGTAATCTTCGTCAGTCTCTGCACTGTTTTTGTCAGTCCACTTTGTGGGATCTCCACCATTGATGAATCTGACCTTGATAGTGTGACTGCTGCTAGCTTTGCGGTCTTCCACAGTAGTCATCGTAGACATGAGGCTTTGCAGGATTGCATCTACGTCAGTATCTGCATTCTCTAGCTCCCATGCTTCAGACTTGCTAGTATCTGGCGCTGCTCGCTTGATAGCACCGCCCCAACGGTCTAGTTTATACAGATCTGGATTTACTGGTCGCTTGCCACTGTAGTTGCGGTTCCATTGAATTCTCTGGATGATTGCCTCCCGCTTATGCACTAGGAGTTTGTCTCCTACTGCAAAGTAGTGTGTCTTGAAGCCTGCTACTACTTCGTAGACTTTAGCATCACGCTGACGCCCCATCCAGTCTGCTAGTTGCTGGTTGATCTCTAGCACTCCAAAGCTAACATTCTGCGGACACAGTATCATATCCTTGTAGGGATCATACTGGTTCTGCTGGACTGCTGCCTTGCAGAAATCGCAAGCTAGTTGCAAGGCATCATCAAATTTTAGTGCTTTGCTCCAAGGATGGATTGTCAGTTTGCCCTGTTCGCCTTTGTCAATTACGATCTTTCCGCCAGTAGCAGATACTGGAATCGCCTTACCATCTTTGACTTTCAGCGCCAGATCAATAATAGGAGATTCCAGAGCTTGTCTGTAGACTTCAGTAAGCTCGATGATCGGCAGTTCTAGCAGTTTCTTGCCTAGAATCGGACCGCCATATGTTGGTGGCAGTTGGTTCAAGTCCCCAATGATAACCCACTGGACACTAGCTGGGTCTGGCAGTGCATCTATTAGCTGACTCACTAGGTCGATTGATACCATCGAACCCTCGTCAATAATGATGGTGCGTAGACTACGTGGCAGCTTGTTGAACCTGTTTCTGCTAGGTTCGAATCGCCTAGTCTTACGGACTGTCCCATCTTCTGCAGTGACTTCGTAGAATACTGGAATATATTCTAAGAGCTTATGCAAGGTGACACAAGTGATGTCATTGGAGAAGTGCTTGGCAATCTGGCGGACTGCCATGTTAGTAAAGCTGGTAAGCACAATCCCAGGTCTGCCAGGTTTAAGCCACTTAGTCGCTTCTTCCGGCCGAATGTATGAGACTATGTTGTTAAGCAAGGCACTGTTAACCATGCCCTTTAAGCCACTAGTCTTGCCTGTTCCTGCGCTGCCGATGTAGCAGAAACTCTTGCCGCCTAAGAATGCATGTATTCCAGCGTTCTGACGTTCGTTCCATGGCTTACTATCGTCGATTCTCCAGCCTAGTGCAGTTCCAGTGTTTCCAGTGTTTCCGCCACTAACAGATAGCGGTGGCACCATGATTGTCCGCGCCCGAATTGCTTCTTTCTGGTCTGCTACCCTTGCAGCCGCTTGTTCTCTTAGCACCAGTAGTCTGGCCTTAGCCTTCTCCACTGCGCTTTCTGCGTTAAAATGTTCTGTCATGATTGGTGTGATTGGTTTGTTCGGATTGGTGAAAGGATTGGTGGGAGTAATAATCAATTTGGTATTGGTATTTGCTCCCTCCGGTCGGTGTTTCTAGTTACCGCCCGTCTGCTGATTCCAAGGGTTCCGCATGTCTACTACTTGACCAGCCTGCCGCTTTATCTCCCAGTCATAGGTTACTTTGGCCCTATTGGAAATAGTAAGTGCATCAGTCCTGTATCTGTACGGCCCGATAACAGACCCATCAGGTGTCTTGTAGAAGAATCCCGGAGTACCATTTGCTGACAGCCCCCCAAAGACTTTCCATGGTGGGACCGGTAATAATTTGATTTCTTCATTCATATTAGATTCTCCTGCTATCTATGTTCAAACGTTGCCGTTGACAAAGAACCTTGGAATCAGCTGGTCTGCTTTGCTAGTATACCCTGCTGTAGTCCAGGTGATACTCCACACTGCACCATCAAACTCACGGATACAATGCTTGTAATTGAATACTGCAATATGACGACTAGGGAAACTACCATCCCTGTAGGCCGGCATGCCAGCGATTGGAGTAGAATCAATGAAAGATTCTATTAATACTTCGCTGCCATCTGGCATATTTGGCAGGACTATTCTAGTATCTTCGCCAGTAAACAAATTAAGGTGATTCATTTCAGGTTCTCCAATTGATTGATGGGATAAACTATTAGCTCCGTTAGCAGGGAACCAGGCTACGCAGGCTACTATCTCTAGTTACTACTAATAAAACTGCCAGGCACGCTTCGTCCTGACCCTTCTATTATGCCTGAATGAATACCTTTGTCAAGCCCCGATTGCCATATTAGCTTGAGATACTCTGGATGATTGCAGTACTTACAGCCTTTGCTCCAACTTCCTCATGTAATTCATGTAACACTGTAACACTGTAACATGGGTCCAGTATGCCCTATTCCGGTGTCTTTGCCCCTGTCCCCTATTACTCCCTTATTTTTGCAGTCCCTGCTACTCAACTGGACCCCCTGTCAGCCTAACGTATGTTTTACCCCCCACATTAATTTAAAAAGAAAGAAAGAAATAATATAATAC